CTACTCTACAATTACCCAGTCTTCTGCCAACATGTCCGCCTGACTCGCAAGCCATCCCATCTGCACGCCACTTGTTCCTACAAAAGCAATTGCTGCATTGCCGATCGCTTCATGTTCACAATTAACAACTTCGTTTTCGAGCGTGTACGAAATGCCTGTTGCAAGTTGGATATACTGTTTCTTCCCATTCCAACCTTCACGCGCTACTTTTACTCCTTTTTTCAGCAATCCTAATGCTACTCCGAAAGGCATTTTTAGTTCTCCTCCAAGTATTGGACAATTATTGCCGTCTGCTGGAATCCATTCCTCCGAGAGAATGTTCTGCAACGTATATTCAACTCGTTGCGTTTCTCGAATGTCTAATCTTTTATTGTCTTTCGTGTACATGATAATCGTCTGTTTCTCATCATCCCAGCACCAATATCCTCCCCATGAAGGCAGTTTCATCGGGATTCCTTTTTTCATTTCTTTTAATGCTTGTTCAAATTTCATTCCCATGTTCTTTTCCTCTCTTTCATTTTATGTTTGAGGGCGGTTATCCGCCCTCTGAATTATTTATCCGTGTTACCTTTGTAAAATCTCTTCCAAAGCTCTGCTGCCTTTTCCCAGCCATACATTGCTACAAATGCCACCAAGAATCCTGCCATAATAGCAGCGATGATCATGTACCACAAAATCGCTTGTTGTATGTACTGCATATATGCAATAAACGCCACCACCGTGATTCCGATAGACAGTACAAATACTAAGATGTCTGTAGGAATCTTCTTAAGCCCCGATACTCCTTTAAATACCTGTGTAATGACGGATACCGCAAACGCAAGTACTCCAATAATTCCAATAATCAATGTTGTATTCATAATAAGTTGTTCCATATTTTTTCCTCCTACTTGTCGATGATGCTTTCTAAAAGCTCATCTCTGATTTTTTTCATATTCTCGATTCCGTTCCCGGTAATCTGATGATTCAGCATCGCTGCTAATGATTTTGATTGCTGTTTCTGCATTTCTTCCAATGCTTTCAAACGTTGATAATCTGCCTGATTATACTGTTCCAGTTGCTCTACTCTCTTCGATAACTTAAAAGCAGGTTTGATTACTTTTACAACAACCGCCCCAGCTCCACCAACAATGCTGACTGCACCGCATATGCTTAATAGTGTCTGCATAAAATCCAATTCTTTTTCCTCGCTTTTCTTTAATTTACAAAATAAAAAGACCCTTACGGTCTCGCTCTGATTTCCATGTTTGTCACCTCTACCTTTCCTTATTGATCTGCACTAAGCACATTACTACCACTCCAAATATCGCTCCTGCGGCAAAAGCAACTACATATCCCATTTACGCCACCTACTCTGCCAACTCACCCATGCCGGAATCAACCAAGATTTCCTTTACTGATTCTTTCAGTAATCTCGGCACGTCCTTAAACTCCTTTTTGCCTAACATAATTTGTTGCGCCCATAACATTGCCATCATAAAATCATCCTTTCTGTTTAAAAATAATAATAAATTTGTTAATAAAGTTATCATTTATACACCAGCTCCGACATCTCTAATATGCATGCAGTCAGCATTGTATTTTCTTCTTGCAGTGCCGCAACCTTTTCTTCCAGCGTTGGTTCTTGCTCAAATTCTGGTTCTTCAGGTGCCGGAGCATCTTCTTCCCAAACCGTCTTGTATTCGCCAGTGGCAGCGTCAAATTCTGTCTTTTTAACTTTCATTTTTGTATTCCCCCTCTAAAGCATAAATTTGGATTCGTGTGCCATTGGACATGTAAGCATAATCGTTGGCGTAAGTTTGATATTCTGTAATCGTTTTGGGCTTTATATCATTGAGTTGATAAAGACTATTGTAATTATTGAGTAGTTTTGCTTGGTCAAAAACAAGACTTGAATATTTTGCTCTTCTCGAAAATACAAGAAGGTCTTCTTCGTAATGGACATTGTTTCTGATGTCTATATACATTGTACTTGCTTGTAAAACTCCATTTTTCGCAGGAGCGTTTCCGGCAAATGAAAAGCCTAACGTATTTATGTAATTAGGTAACATTACTACGCTACCATCCTCTTTTCTTACGTGCACTTTTCGGTATCTGTAATTCCCAATATAACCGCAATAGCCAAACTGTTTTACTTTTATATACTTTGTATTAATCTCGTTATCAAGATTTTTTATATGATACAGAATAGCTTTCTCAAAGTGGAATTTGGTAATATCAACCATTTTATTCGATATATCTTCTAAATTGACAGGAATGATTTCCTGTGTTTTTTTTGCAACAAGCTTTAAATGTGTATCATCTACTGGGACTAATTGTAATTGATCTGATATACCTGTACCCGTCATTGTCCATTCAATCGGCAACGTCATTACATTCTTTGTAAAATTAGTTACCTCAAAATCATTAGGGCAGATAAGAACAGATGTTGCTGTTGTCAATCCATACGGTTCTGCCGTTGTACCAATTCCAGTTGCGAAATCGAAATCCGAGAAGTGAAATTCCGGGTTGCCTTGGTGTGTATAATCTGCGAGTAAAACCTCGCCAACTAATCCATTTCCACCACCTTGCACCTCTCCCGGTACGACATTTCCGTCATCTCCGATAATGAGAGCTTTCCCGGCATGTTCCACACCCTGTTGCTTGTCGAGTTTCGTTGCCATCTGCGTTGTAAAATCGCTCGGAATGGAGTTTATTACCTCTTGCCCTTTTGCCTGTACCGCTTCAGTTTGCTTTGCACCCTCCGTTTGCACAGCTTTAACCGCATCGGACTTGGTAACATTTACTTCTCCGACTGCCTGTGTCTTTGCGGTATTTACATCTGCAATCGCATCTTGTCCGACTTGCTGGACACGTTCGCTTTGTGTCTGTCCAGCATTGTTTACGTCTGCAAGCGCTTGCTGTGCCGTAAGTGTAAAGTCTTGTGCTGTTTTATCCACCGCTGTCTTTGTCTGCTCCACAGATTCCTTGTCTTGTCTAACCTGTTCGGCTAACCTTGTAAATTCTTCTGAGTGTTCATAGTCTTTACCATCCTTGACTTTTGCAGACTGTTGCCCGTCTTTATTCTGCACAGTAACGGTTACGCCGTCTAATTCCTCCGTGAGCGATACTTTCGGACTGTATCCCTCTTCGCCGTCAAATTCTCCCGCATGAGCATCTTCTCTGACGGACTGTGCAATTTTCTTTGTATCTTCCGCCAACTCGATAAGTTGCTGATATACGTCCGGAGACGGCGGTACCGATGCGTCCGATTCTTGGTAGCCCGATTTCGTAATTTTAACCGTTGCACAGTTTGTAGTAACCAAATCTCCACAAGACACTGATACTTTCCCAATTGTCATATTTTCGTCTGTGTCGAAAAATTCCCACGGAATAACGCACTCGTCATTGTCGTCTAGCACTACAGACTTCGAATATTCGCCTTGTGCAAACAACGCCGTCTTTGTTCCTGTCCATTCGTCTCCAATAAAGTTAAACTTTGCTTTAAACAGATTTTTACATTTCGAAACAGGTAGGTTATTATCTGTACGCTTTACAAACTGTCCGTCTACATCAAATTGCAAATTGTACCGATGCGAATCTTTTAAATCTAAAATTTTCATCCTTGTTCCGCCTGTCTCCTGTGCTGACTGGATTTGTATTTTTGTTGCATCTGCAAAAATTAATTCCATATTATCACCTACTTCCATCTTCCGACTGCGTACCAGTCAAAGTCGTGTGTATCAATATTCGCACCATTTAAACCACGGGAATATGCATACCCTTGACTAGTTGAGTGTTTAGATGCAACCATGACTTCGACTACTTTACCGCTTATGTATTGCCCTTGTGCAAACAGTACGTAATCTTTTGTGGAACCCGCAAATGGAATTGCGTATTTTATGATTCCGTATCCATCCGTATATGAGCAATTCGCAATTCCCCACTGTACAAGCTTTCCGCTTGCGTATTTTTCGTAGTAGTTATACCTGTTTGTGTTAGGAATTAATTGTTTCCCCTGTTCTATTATGTAGTCTTTTAGACATTCCGTTAGCTTGGACATGCTCATCAATACATTAAACAGCGGTTCCACTGCAACAATATTCAGCCCATTCAACTTCACCCTGTATAGTTTCATCTCATGTAACGTGTCACCATTCCGGATAACCCCCGTCGCAACTTCCGGATCTGATGCAGTTCCCGATGTCGGCGTGCCTTTTATCACTGCATATTCTGTCTCCTCAATCTCAGAGCTTTCATCTTT